TTGTTTCATAGTTGAAGCAAGTATACCTTTTGCATTGTGCTTAACTGCTTCTTCAAGAGTTTGTACTTGAAGTAACGCTTGTTCTAAAATTGATTTTTCGCTCATTTGGAAAATTTTGTTTTTGTTACCTTATAAATAGTATTGAAAATGGAAAAAATCTCCATTTAGATATTATAATCGGTATTTTATTTATTATTTAGATAAAAAATTATCCAGTTTCCCCATCAATGACTTCATTCTATCATTAATTACTGGTTTTTCTGGCTCAATAGATTCTTGATACTGATCTCTGTCTGAGGGGTCACTGAATACATATGCCCCTGGTGTGGATGGAGAAGATACTAAGTCAAAACATACTAACTCAAAATCTTCTTGTACGATGTTTTCTCCCTTAATTTGTTTAAGAGAACCAACACCACGTGAAGAGATACCAAGAGTTGCTCCGTTCATTAATAACATTGCAGCTTGATCTCCCTTAGTTGATACAATACCCATTTTTTTCCAACCTGGTGACGTGAATAATTTTATTTTACCCATTAACATTTTACCGTCCCACCAAGTCTCAAGGATACTGTGTGATACTCTGTCTAAATCAATAAGTGATGATGAAGGATGGTTTAATTCATTTAATGCTCCACCTTTTCTAATAATTGTTTGATACTTTTCATTTTCCCTTTTAAGAATAATTTCAGGATAAATTCTTCCGTTTTTATTTGGGGTATCGTATTTTTGTAAAACAGCATAAAGGATAAGGTCTTTTGAAAAGTCCATATCCTTCATTTCCTGTATAATTTGTTTGTTTTCTTGTGGAGATACATGACCAGCGTCATATTCTATTAAAATTCCACGTCCGGTCTCTTTAGGTCCTAATATCTTCATTTATAGTTTTTAATACTATAAATACATCAATATATAAGTTATTTCTTGCTTTTGTAAAAATTGAATAGTTTTTTGTCAGATAAACCATCTTCAATGGTAGTTTCAAACAATTCCTTTAAAATTGTTTTTATTTCTTTTGATTTAACATCAAACTGTTTATCAACGTATAATGTTATTTCTAAGTTCATAAAAGACCTCTTTTCTACTTTAATACCTTTGGTTCTAATATCTAAATCAACTATTGATTGTTGTTTAAAATATGGATTACGTAGATTATAAATGATTTCTTTTATCTTTCTTCTTGATTTATAAATTGTGGAGTTAAAATCTTCAGTCTCATTTTCGGGTTGAACCCACGAGTTAAGTTTTAAATAAATGGTTTTAAGATTTTTAAAATCTACGGTACCATAACCGATTTTTACATCATTGTACGTTCCTAAAGGAATATACTTACCAATTTTCATTAATTTTTCATATTATTTTTATTTTATGGTGTTTTATAAAAAATAAATAAAAAAAATGGTAATTCCAAAAATATTTTAGTATATTTGTAATATATTTATTTATATATGATTATAATTGATTTATCAAAAGAAAAAACAATAGAAAGTGCTTTAAGAACTTATAAAAATAAAGTTCAAAAGACTAAACAAATTCAAAAGCTTAGAGAAAGACAACAGTTTGTTAAACCCTCCGTCAAAAAACGTGGTAAGAAATTAAAAGCTATTTATGTGCAACAAAAAAGAAATGGACTTAGTTAAGTCCATTTTTTAATTCAGTTAATCTGTAGTAGTTATATCGTGACGGAGACATTTGAGTTACCTCATCTTTTACCGCCTTTAATTTAGAAGATAAATCCGTGTCATTTGATTCACTTATAAGTGTTGATACTTTTCCAATTATTGATTCTTGTAATTCATTACTTTTAATAATTAAATCATCATAAGGAATTGATAAAATATTTTTTAATTCTTCTTTTTGTGATTCAGATAATGTGTTAGAATATAAAACATTAAAATTATTTGCTAACACAGCGTTTAATAAAGTTTCATTTGGAACTGAAGTAGTTTCTTTTGATTCTGTAATTTCTTTTTTAGTCGTTAAATGTTCAACTAATTTATTTTTAGCAATGACTTTCTTTTCAATATTAGATAATGAATCTTTTTCAGATAATATATCTAAAGATTCGTATATTTCATTTGTCTTTACTTCTTCATCTCCTAATCTCTTGTTTAAAGATTCACAAAATACATTTAAATTACTCCAATTTCCTATTGGTTGACCAAAATATGTACTTAAACCTTCAACGTATAATTTTGCAGTTTCTTTATCTGAAATATTCTTACCTTCAATTTCCTCATAAAACAAATACATTTCTTTAAAATCTTTGTTTTCTTTAATTGTTGTTAATATATTTTTAATCTCAGTCTTATTTTCTTTAGAATAAGATTCAGTTAATTTATTTAATAATTTAGTTTTAATAACTCCAAATTTTTTCATTTTTTTAATCGTTTAAAATATCTTTTAATTTTTGTTCCATTTCATAAATACTATCTTGAGCTCTTTTCATGTCAACTACGTTACTGAAATCTATTGGGTCTTCATCAAGTATCTCTGATAAGTTTCTTTTCTTTTTAGTAGATTCACTTAATGGACCTTCTCCACCACCTGCCGGAGGTGGTGGTGGTGGTATTGAACCTCCTCCACCCATTCCACCCATTCCACCATCAGGAGGTGTATTTGCAGCACCCGAAGCTTCTAATTTTTCTCTTTCTTCCTCAGGTATACCATATTTAGAATCCACCTCATCAAATACACCTGAACGTTTAATAATATTAGCCGTAGCCGTTAATTCAGCACCAATACCTCTTTCAAGACGTTGTTGTTGTAAATCAAGTAATACTTCACTATCACTAAATCCAAGAATATTCTTTTTAGCCCATGTATGTGACACAGGAAGAATACCAACTTGTGATTGGTCGGATGTTGCATCTTTATATAATGTTACCTTTTCTTTCCACATTTCAATTTTTAATAAATCAGATTGAGATGATGGATTAGTTAAAGATAAAGTAAAATTATTTAATTCATCTTCCATACCTAAAAGATATAAATGAATTAAAGCAACTTTATTTAATTCTTGTATTAATGATTTTTGAATTTTATTAATTGTTCTTGCAAAACGAATATCCATTAAAGCAAGATTTTTACCATCACCAACTACTTCTTCAAATCCTAAAAACGCTTTAGGAATACGAAGTGCCGCTAACATTTTCTTTTGGATATATTCAATATCCGAAATCTCACCTAAATTTGAGGCTCCTGGTAATGTTTCAATCGGCATTGTTTGACCTGGGTCACGAACAGGAACAAAATAATCTTGGTCTACTGCCATCTGATTATATCTCATGTCCACTTGTCCATTTTGTGGATCAGAAATTGGTTGTCTCTTAAATTTGTTTGCTACTTTTTGTACATATGGTTCAATATCTTTATCGTCCATATTACCCACGAATATTTTGAATACACGTCTTTCAGGTGCTCTTGAAGTTCTATATATTAACATAGCGTCTTCAGCAAGTAAAAGTTGTTTCCAAATTCTTCTAATCTTATCTAACATAGAAGTTCCATATGGTAATTTTCTATCGTCACCCAATAATCTAAAGTGAGCAACTTCCCATGCTTGAAATTCCAAGTCTTTATTTTTCCATTGAAATCTTAATTCACGAGTAGGTATTTTAACATTGTCTCTTTGGTTCATCCCTTTATTTGATGCACCTTCAATTCTTTCAATTTCAATATTTGGTAATTGTTGACATCCAATAATACCCTTTTCAGGGTCTAATTTTAAATAAACAAAATCATCACCGTACTTACATAGTCCACGAGCCCACATTTGTAAGTTGGTGTTAATATCTAATTTCTGATGAAATAATTCGGTTAATATTTTTACGATTCTATCTGATTCAGAATATATTGTTAATATTTCTCCTTTCTCAGACATTGTTGTTGACTCTTCCGCATAGATATCTAATGCGGCTGAAATCTCAGGAGTAAATTCCATTGATTCATAATCATAATATGCGGCTAATCTTGTTGGTTCATAATAAACCGATTGATTATAAAGTGATTGGTCTAATTTTGCCCATTTATCTGAAATAAATTGACTTTGTTGAGCCTGTAATTTTGCTTTCTCATAATCTTCTCTACTATCTGTTTTTAATAACTCGTCCTTACTAAAATTAAAAGATGGGGCTTTAGTCTGTTTTACCTGACCTGGAAAACCGAACATTTTTGTTAATTTCTGAAAAACTGTCGGATTAGTGAGATTGTTTTGATTTTGTGCCATGTATATAAATACTTTTCTTTACAATATAAACTATTTTTTTAGTATTTCAAAGTTTATTTACCTTTTGGAAATAACCAACTGTATTCTCTATAAGAATCTTTTGATATACGGGATGTATTATCTTTATGAAATATCGTATCAGTGTCAATACCCATAGCACCTATTTGATCAAATGAAGTACCATATGAATATAATGTCTTTTCAGGTTCATATGTTCTTTCAGATAATGCCCATGATTCAATCATTGCTTTATTTTTACTCTCATTTCTTTGTAATTGATTAAAACATAAATCTCCAGCGTAAAGAGCCATTGACATACTCATAATTGAGTCATCATGCATACCTTTCATATGATCAGGTCTTCCATTCAAATAAACAAACGTATTAAGTTCGTTTAATAATCTACTTGACCTAACTAAAAATCCTTTTCTTAATTGTTCTTCAAAGGCAGCAACAATTTGAGTTCTTTTATTGTTAAAGTTAATACCGGGTATTTTTTCCATTGCCTTTGCATTATATTCCCAAATGTTTTTAGTATTAATACCGTCAATATATAAATTTTTGTAATTTAATTCTTGTAACTTTCTTGAAGTTGCAACACCCATACCGCCAGTTATATCAATCACAATAAATGCATCATATAGAATTCCCCATTTGTAAGCAATTGCGGCTAAATCATCTGGTGGTATTTTACCAATATATTCAACAACTTGTTCTCTATCATCAAAATCAACAATATTAATTGATGAGAAATCCTCACTATCCCCTCTACTTACATCCACACCCATAATGTAACGATGGTCTTGAATTGGTTCCTTCCATTGCCAAAACATACCTTGCATATATTTTTCTTTAGGTACACGAACCATATTCTTAGCGATATTATCTTGAATATCACTAGGAATAACTCCATCTCCTGAACCTAAAAAATCACATTCTAATTCCTGAGAAATTTTACGTCTATCATATAAGAATTTTTTTGACATTTTCTCAAACCAAGACGAAAATGGTTTATACCCATCGTCTAAATGTTGATTATAGTCCTTAAGTTCTAAATCATATTTTACTACCTCATCATCATTATATTGTTCTCTATTTAACATATAATGAACAATATCATTACATTTAATCCAACGTAAATCTTTAGTATAACGAGGGTCTTTAAACCATCTTAAATCGGTGATGTGAAAATCATTCATCTTACGTATTGCTTGGTCATAAACACCGTAATAGATAGGGTCAAAACCATTTGGAGTGGAGATTAGAATAATCTTACCACCCGTTGATAGAGACGCCATAGATGCCGCCCAAAAATCTTCACCCGCTTCAATGTATGCCGCTTCATCAAATACAAGTATTGTTGGTGTATAACCACGTAAGGCGTCCGCAGATGTTGCAACCGCCTTTACTTCACAACCATTATTTAATCTAAATCTACTTTCAGAGTTCTTATCGGGTGAAAAACCTACATTAATCCAATCCGGCCATTGATTTAAAAAATGTCTAACCTTATTAGCCATCTCTACCGCAGTATCACGTTTGTTTGCAATAAGTAAAACTCTTTCAGGATTATCCGGTTTAGCTAATTGTAATATTTTAGATAACCATGCCGCAGTAACAGTTGTCACTCCCGCCTGACGATATTTTCTTGTAATATTTTCGTTGTAATCTTCGTAGTCCTTTATTAACTGAATTTGATCCTCAAACAAATCCATTGGAACATATTTCTTTTGAGTATTATCAAATGTTTGAAGGTATGTTCTTAATGCATAAGGAGTATCCTTTATAATCCTCGCTAATTCTTTTAATTGTTCTATTTTAGAATTCATATATATAAATATAAAAAAAGGGAGTTAAAAACTCCCTTAGTATTATCTGTAGACTGGTTCACCACCATCATCGTCATCTTCACCTTCTTCATCATCATAATCACTTGGTAAATCAATACCCATATTATTTAAAAATCCTTTTAAATTTTCATCATTTTCATTATCTGTAAGATTATCTAAATCATCCATAAACACATCATCTTCAATTTCTTCGTCATTAAATGTTTTATAGATATTATCCATTAATTCATCTAATAATCTCTTACCATTTTGAGATTGTGATACAACCTCTTTCATGAATACTAAGAATTTTTTAGCTGGAAGTTTAATAATTGAAACAAACAAATAGTTCTGTAATTCAACTTTATTTTCATCTATTAAAATATCTTCAGGAAATTGTGAACGAACTCTATCCCAAATGGCTGGTCCTAATCTTAAATCCCAAACTTCTTTTTCTAACGTATCTTCTTTTTCTTGAACACGTTGTGCCAAATCTTCATCTTCAGGATCACCTTGGTATGAAAATACTTCCATAATACCTTTAATAATCTCATGAACACAAATTGGGAAATTTAAAGCCCTTACTTTAATAGTTGGTGGGTCAGTATTTCTATCCGTCTCTTCTTTACCTCCAACGCCTCCACCACTCATCATTCCTGCCATCATTTGATCACTTAATTGCCAATATAAACTATCGTTAATTGACATTAATAAACCGTAATCGTTTAAAAGAGTTTCAGAACCGGTAATTTGTCTAATTCTATCAGGAACCAAATGATACATGTAATGTCCTTTTTTAGAGGCACCTTGCATCATGGCATTGATAAATCTTCTCTTAGCTCTTTCTAAATTTAATTGTTCTAAATCGTTATATAATTCAATTTCAAGTTCAGGGGCATCCATTTCTGGTTCTCCTTGTTCTGGTTCTTCTCTACTGAAATTATCTGTATCAATTTCACCCATACCAACAATTTTTACATCAAATTGGAATGAACCTTCGGGTATACCCATTTCTTTTGTTACCAATTCAATAGCCAATTGTTCTAATTCTTCTCTATGGTTTCTTTCGGCCGCCACAATATTATTGTGGGCTCTCATCATAGTTTGAACCAAAGGACCAACATTTGTATCCGCGTTCATTGGTGTATTATCACCGGTATATTGTCTTACTTTTTGTACTACTTGTTTATATCTTTCGGAAGCTAATAGTTCTTGAAAATTATTGTTTGGTTCATTAACCGTGGTAGGTAAAGGTAATTTCTTTAAAGGTGTTTCACCACTAGCCAATTTTCCCGTTACATCACCATGTGGTCTATCGGGAGTATCATAATCCATTGCCATTTCATTAATGTTTTCTTGGATTAAAGATAATAAATTTTTTTTAGAAAACTTCATTTTATTTTACTTTTTTTTCTGCTAACGCTTTAGGTTTATGATTTGGCCCCGGTTTTGGTGTGTATGGATTATCCTTTTTTGGTTTTGTACCTGGTTTTGTACCTGGCTTAGTTGTTGGTTTTGTAGGTGCCGTTGCTGGTCCTGATTTTTTCTCCTCCAACGATAATGCCTTTGGTTTGTGATTTGGTCCAGGTCCTGGTTGATATGGTGTTTTTGGTTTTGTACCTGGTTTTGTACCTGGCTTAGTTGTTGGTTTTGTAGGTGCGGTTGCTGGTCCTGAAGATGTTATTGCCTCGTATGACATAAACTCAGGAATACCATTATGACCTTGTTTAACCTTAGAACCAAATTGAGGAGTCATAGTTTCAGACTCATTAAGTTTAGTTTTAATTAAATTCATAATTTCGTTTTTTGATGTGAAACTATGATATAATTTATTTTCCGCCAAATTATTCACCCAATTTTTTACTTTACGATTTTCATCTAAATGACTATCATCACATTTACAATCTTTCATATCTTCATCACAATCAGGACATTTTTTACTTTCTTTTACATCATATTTTTTACCGTCAACATCAAAAGAATCTTTATGTTGTGATTTAGCTTTAGCTAATTCACCACTAAATTTATTACCTTCTTCCACGTCTTTTTCTTTCTCTTCTTTCTTTTTATGACCGTTATAATTTGGAACAGGTGGTTTTGGAACTACATATCCTTTTTTCTTTTTTTCTTTTGATTCATTATCTTTCTTCCAACTATTGACAAAATCTTCGTGAGCTTTATCAATTTCGTGGTTCTTAGGTTCTCTACCTAAATCTTTACTTAATTTATCTTTAATTACACCAAGCATAAGACCATTTAATGATTCATCTACTTCTCCCTCTTCAGTTTCATCTTCTTCTTTTTTCTTAGGTGTTGTTTTCTTTTTTGGTGTTGAAGATTTTTTAGGGGTTCCTCCGAATGTAGACGTACTACTTGATTTTGAACCTTTTACGGTTAAACCCATATCAGCCTCATTAACCTCTTCTTTAGTTTTACCTTTCTTTTCTTTATTTAAAATAGCAAAATCTTCAGAATCAATCTTACTATTATGGTTTTTATCAATTTTCTTTTGGTTTCCTTTTAACTCTTCATCCATATGACTATCGTCACAAGAACAACTTGTCATTTCTTTACCACAATGATGACATTTTTTAGATTTTTGACCTTTTAATATTTTAAAATCTTGAGAATCAATCTTACCATTATGGTTTTTATCAATTTTCTTTTGGTTTCCTTTTAACTCTTCACCAATTGATGCCGATGTACCAGATTTAGCAATATTTGTTGCAATTTGTGCCGCATTAGGTAAATTTGGATTTACCTTAACTGAAGGTTTTTCCACTTGTTCACCCAACATTCTTTCAGCCAATTGACCAAGTTGATTGTCAGTCATTTTAACTAAAGTTGATTCTGATAAACCTTTTTTAATAAGTTTATCAACAATTATATTTCTTTTCATATATTTTTAATTTTTATCTCTTCTTTTAATAATATAAAACCTCTTGATTTTAATTTCTTTGTAACGTTTTCTATTGGTTCGGCAAATTTGAATGTTAATCTTTCTTCGTCGTTTTCAAAATCAAATTTTTCCCACGCTAATGAAATTACACTATCTACAGCATCAATAACTCCGAAATAATCGGAGTCTTGAACTAATTCTAATTGTAAATTTGTATCTTTTAATAAACCTACTACATCAACATATTCAATGTCAGGTGATTTAGACCTTTGACAAGACGAAGCAGGTATGACAAACCAATCGCCCATATCAATCTCAGTGGTCTCACTGAATACGAATTCGTATTGTTTTTGACCTTTGTAATCTGAACCGATTTCATTGACATATATTAGATGCATTTTATTTGAAATATTTTCCTAAGGTTTCTTTAACCGCTGAACTAATTTGATTATGAATTTCATCCATATCTAATTCTTTAGTTTCGTCCTCATTGTCACTATAATCACTTTCTTCACTTTCTTCACCATCTTCATCAGGTAAATAAGAATCTAAACTAATTTCACCTAAACTTGGGGAATTAATAAATTTATCTAATTGATTTATACCTGCCTCTTCACCTAAATCAGTATCTGGTGTTGGTTCTGAAGCTGTTTGAGTTTCTTCAGACGAACCCTCTTCTGATGGTTCATCAGCTCCCATTTCATCTTCTTCTCTACCAAATTTCTTACCAATTTCTTCAATATCTTCGTCAGATAATTTATCTAAATCAACAGCGGAGATAATCATATTAAGAACATACTTAATATCATCACTTTCCATTCTGTCATGTAAATCTCTTAATTCTTGACCTAATTTACCCGCATATTTTTGAACTTCAGCCATGTAATCAGAACGTTTTCCTGAACCTTGACTATTAGTATCATCACCACCCATGTCAGGTGATGGTGCATCACCTCCCATATCAGGAGTACCTACTGAATCTGTTGGAGCTGGTGGAGCGTCCGATTCTGGTGCCGGTGGGGCGTCTGTTGGTTGTGGTGATGGCATCGGTGCATCCATAGATGGTTCAGGTACCGCAACCTCATCTTGTACAGGTTTTGGTGTTTGTTTTAACACGTATTTTGTGGCCTCATTTAATTCTTCTTGACCTTTAATAAACTCAAGTCTTTTATACGCTTCAGAATATGAAGAAAATCTATTCTTATTCTTCATATACATTCCACCTATGTAATCCAAAGATGATTCGTTTAAACCTCTTTTTACGTAGTAACTGTCTTTTTCTTTAACAATACCAAAAACACCACCGGTAGTTGATTCTTTTACCAATTCTGCTTTTGATTCGTTAACTTTCTTATTGCTGTTGTAGTATGTTAACTCAAGAATTCTTTTTAATTTCTCATCTGAGTTAAGTTTTTCACTACCTAAGGGTTTAAATTCTGCCATTTTATAAATTGTTAATTATCTTTATTCTTATCCTATAAATATAAAGATATATGGAAAAAAATAGGTCTATTTATTGTGTTATAGACAATTTTTTATCTGTTATGTTGATTTTTAATTTTAAAAGTTTCTCAATATATCCATTTCTTCTTAATAATTTGAATACCAAATTTTCATAAGAATACTCACCACCAGACTCTAATCCTGATTGTCTAAAATCCTTTATCTTCATTCTTATTTTTTCAATTAATGGTAATACATTTTTGTTTTTACCGTTTTTAACTAAAGTATCAATTATTTTAGCATAAAATTCGGATTTACTTAATATCTTATTATCATCAATATTAGGGGTTTCTTGTTTTGGTTTCACCTCCCATTTATCATGTAAAATAGAGTAAACACCGGAAGAAACGTGAGGTTCTTCAACATCTTGAACATACATTTCAACGTCATAACCTTTTATTACAATGTCATGTTTTTCATTCCAAACATTCTTTTTAGCATCAAAAAATTCCTTTACTAAATCGGAATTATATTTTGATTCTTTAAAATCTATAATAATATGTAAATCTACGTCTGAAAAATTAGACCAATTATAATTTGCTAAAGAACCTGTTAATACAATATCATGAACAAAAAACTCAACTCCAAATGTTTCAATAAACTCATCTGAAATTTCTAAAAGTTTTTTTCTGATTTCAGGTCTCATAATAAACCCCTTACCATTCTCTTCAAATATTTGAGAGGATAGTGTATCTTTAGGTTTAAAAGATTTAACAATCTCCTTATCCTCTTCTTTGTCTTCAATTAATTCTTCAAAAAGACTCATTTGATTTTTTTATATTTATGAACTTTTGCTATGTTCTCATTGAAATGTTTACCGTGAGATTCTGACATTCTAAACTTAGTAAACTTTGTCCAAGGAACTTTATTATACTCATAAATAGAGCCGTTATTGAAAGTAACGGTTAAATCTTCCGTTTCGGTATTAAAGTGAGCTGACTTTAAATTAGATGATTGGATTTCAACCATAATCATCTTCCCATCAATTTTTTCTGATACTATTGCCATATGTTAAATTATATACAATAAATATCAAAAAATAAACCCCTCATTTAGAGGGGTTTAAGTTTAATTAGATAGTTCTAACTTTTTTGTACTTAAATGCCCTTGTAATGTTTTCATTTAAGAACTTACCTTGTGATTTAGCCAATCTAAACTTTGTAAAAGTTGTAGAAGGAACTCCTTGGTACTCATAAATGTTACCATTTACAAACGACACTCTCAAGTTTTCTTTTAAAGCGTCGTAAGTTGCTTTATTTAAACTTGTTGATTTGATTGATACTTCAATCATCTTTCCGTTGATTTTTTCTTTTTTTACTGACATGGTGTATAATTTTATATTATAAATCTACACAAAATATCTCATAAAAAAAAATTAATTCAAAGAAATTAATCTTTCTAATGATTTTTTCTTATCAATCGGTAAAATTAGAGTTAAAATACCATTCTCAACCTTACCAACGATGTCCTTCTCTTTAACGTCGTCAGGAATAATGTAAGATTTAACAAAACTTGATACAAAATACTGTTCTTTTTGTTCCTCATATGAAATCTTAAGGGTTCCTTCCTTTGTATAAATTTTAAGGTCCTCTTTGGTTAAACCAGGCACACTCAAACTAATAGTGTATTCTGTTTCTGTTTTATTAATTTTTGTTTCAGGTGTAGATAGAAATCCATTCGTATCAAATCCTGTGAAAAATGGGTCTTTAAATAATGTTGTTATCATATTTTTTTATTTTACTATTATTCTAACAAAATTTTTGCCAAACATATATTTTAGACATTTTGTCATATTAACAAATATTTTTTTGACAATTTGTCTTAGTTTGTTTTTTAGAATAATTTGTGTTATATTTGTTGTAAATAAACTTATTACACATGTCAGTAGACTTTTTTGAAGATGGACCGACCACTAACCCGAAGAAAGTAAGGAAAGGGTCAAATACACCAATCTTAGACAATTTCTCTCGTGATCTTATTAAGATGGCGGAAGAGGGTAAAATTGACCCTATTATTGGTAGAGATAAAGAAGTAAAGAGAATTGCTCAGATTCTTTCTCGTAAAAAGAAAAACAACGCAGTTATTGTTGGTGAAGCTGGTGTTGGTAAATCAGCATTAGTTGAAAAATTAGCATTAATGGTTTACAAAGGTGATTGTCCCACAAATCTTTTAGATAAACGTATTATGTCTTTAGATTTAACATCACTTGTTGCTGGAACAAAATATCGTGGACAATTTGAAGAAAGAATTAAAGCGATTTTAACCGAATTACAAGAGGCTCCAAATGTTATAGTATTCATTGATGAATTACACACTATGGTTGGTGCGGGAAATGCAAGTGGTTCAATGGATGCCGCTAACATTCTTAAACCAGCATTGGCAAGAGGTGAAATTCAATGTATTGGTGCAACAACATTAGACGAATACAAAAAGAGTATTGAAAAGGATGCCGCGTTAGTAAGAAGGTTTCAAAAAATTATTTTAGAAGAACCGACAGCATTAGAAACTGTAGAAATTTTAAAGAATTTAAAAGAGTCATATGAAACTTTTCATAGAGTTCATTATGAAGAAGATGTAATTGATACTATCGTTAAATTATCACATCGTTATATTACGGATAGACAATTTCCTGATAAAGCAATTGATGTTTTAGATGAGTTAGGTTCCGAAAAAAGAATTTCAACAAGAATACCTGAATCAATTGAAAAATTAAAAAAACAAATTGACGAGGTAAAAGAAAAAAAGTTATTAGTTGTTAAACAACAAATTTACGAACAGGCCGCAAAAATAAGAGACGAAGAAAAGAAGTTATTTGAAAAACTTGAAAAGGAAAAAATTAATTGGTCTGAAAAACAAAAAGATAATAAAATACCCGTTACACTTGATGACGTATATGAAATAATTTCACAAATAACAGGAGTTCCAATTACTAAATTAGATAGTAAAGAATCACAAAAATTATTGAAGATGGAAGAAATCATATCTTCAAAAGTGATTGGACAAGAAGAAGCCATTTCATCAATATCAAAGGCTATAAGAAGAAATCGTGTTGGTATTAAAGACGCAAACAAACCAATTGGTTCGTTTATCTTTTTAGGTTCTACTGGTGTTGGTAAAACATTCTTAGCAAAAACATTAGCAGAAACATTATTTGGTAATCCTGATAAAATAATTCGTGTTGACATGAGTGAGTATATGGAAAAACATAATGTATCTAAATTAATTGGTTCACCTCCAGGTTATGTTGGGTATGATGAAGGAGGTCAATTGACTGAAAAAGTTAAAAACAATCCATTCTCAGTAATCTTATTTGATGAAATTGAAAAAGCACATAAAGATGTTTTTAACATCCTACTTCAAATTTTAGACGAAGGTCATTTAACCGATTCATTTGGTAGAAAGATTAATTTTACTAATTGCCTTGTTATTATGACATCAAATATTGGAGCTAAAAAAGTTTCTGAATTTGGTGGAGGAGTTGGTTTTAACACTTCATCAAGTGAACAACAAAAATATGAAGTAAGAAAAACAATGATTCAAAAGGCACTTAAACAACAATTTAATCCCGAGTTTTTAAATCGTATTGATGATATTGTTTTATTTAATCCTTTAGGTGAAGATGTTTTAAAACAAATTATTAACATTGAGGTTTCTAAATTAAGTAACAGATTAAAAGATAAAAATTATAAAATTAATTTTGATAAAACCGTTATTTCTAAAATCTTTGATTTAAATTCACAAGAAGAATATGGTGCTCGTCCTATCAAACGAATCATTCAAAATCTTTGTGAAGATTTTTTAAGTGAAGAAATTTTAAAAGGTAATATTTTAGAAAATGAACAATATACATTAAAATATAAAGGTGAAAATTTGATTTTTTTGAAAAAATAATATAAATATTTAACTTTTTGTTAAAGTTATATATATTTATTATCTCATTGGTATTCTTTGCCGATTACCTTTTCGTTTTTTTTCAAAAGTAAGTAGGGTTGAACCTATTGAAAGACCTTAAACCCCGACATCTCGTTGGGGTTTTTTAATGGATTTTTTTTTATCAATTGATTTTCGTATATTTACTATATATGAAAAAAGTAACATTTATTTTAGCTCTTGGTGTAGCACTTACACTAACAGCATGTGGTTCAGGGTCGGCCGCAACAGAAACAACAGACTCAACAGCTACTACAGTTGATACAGCTGCAGCTCCTGTTGCAGATTCAACAGCAGTACCTACAACAGGTGGTGCGGTAAAAGATGGTGCTGAAAAACCAGTATCTAACGAAGCTGTAAAATAAGAAATTGGGGTTGGTTTATTCCGACCCCTATTTTTTAATCCTAAATCTCTCCTATGGATAGTGT